TAACTCCAGCAGAAAAATTAGATGTGGTTGGTAACATTAAAACATCAGGCTTTGTACAATTTGGTTCATTAACCACTACTGAAAGAAACGCACTAACTCCAGCAAACGGTATGGTTATATACAACTCAACAGATAACAAATTCCAAGGTTACGAAAACGGCGGTTGGGCTAGCCTAATATAATCCAATGATAGTCCGAATTACAGGACACACCAAAGGCATAGGCAAGTGTTTACACAATGACCTTGTTGCAGAAGGACATGACGTTGTAGGTTATTCAAGAAGCAATGGCTTTGATATAAGCAGTGCAAAATCTAGACAAATCATTATAGAAGAATCCAAACAAGCAGATGTATTCATTAATTGTGCTTGGCCCGATGGCGATTTACCAATGACAGAACCTGAACAGTTTGATGGACAAACTGAAATGCTTAAATCAATGATTCAAATCTGGGAAGGCAATAAAGATAAAAAAATTTTAAATTTAAGTTCTAAATCTTGCTATAACGAATCCGACACAACTGACTTCATGGAAAAATATGGCAATGCCAAAAAAGAACAAAACAAAATTGTAGAAAATCGTATCAATGTGTATGGTCCGCATATCCTTAATGTTATATTAGGATGTACAGATACACAAATCAGCGAGTACATGGAAGGCAATAAAATCGATCCCAATGAACTTTCCAAGTGGATTATTAAAATGTTACTGTGTGAAACAATGTATTTTCAAAGTGTAACAATAGATGCTACACAATTAAATTATAAACCTAAATAGATTTTTTCTGTTTTACTTCTGCTTCGTCCCAACTTTTCCAAGTCCATTCTGTAACAGCATAATCAACTTGCTCAGGCTGAAACAGATATTTGTTTGGTACAGTGTCGTGTAAATTATAACCTTCATTCACCACAGCATCTCTCAACATAATTTGATGTAGAAAATTAGTAACAGGTTTGCCTGGTACAAAATCACACCAAGGACCGCACTGTAATTGTTCCATGTCTATGGTTTTAGGATCACTCCATTGTATTATTCTATGAGTTATTCCATTTATTTTTACCATATAGTGATAAAGATTATCATCTGCTGGTTCTTTTTCCCAAGTCCACCCTTTACGATCACAAATATCTTTTATTAATTGCACATGGTCACTTAAAAAGAACTGAGGTTCATCAGGTGATCTTCCTATATCAGAGCCTGCTCTAATTCTATACTGCCATGCTTTGTTGCCTAGTGACTGTATTTCTTCTAACACTTCTTCCATGTGTTCTAAATTTTCTAATGTGTATCCTACATAATAAACAAAGATACCTTCAGCAATACAATTTTCAATTCCTTTTAATTGTTTTTCGTGTACTTTTTCGCCTTGATAAGAGTGGTGATTCATTCCAATCATAACCATTCTAGTGCCTGCGTCAGCAATTTCTTTTACCCATGCTCTGTTAGAAAGTTTTACGCCATTTGTCAATATACATACATCTTCAGGTCTATTCAATTTTTTCAATAGTGCTTTGATTTGTTTTATAAGTTCTGGTAAGTCTTTACGCACAGTAGGTTCAGCACCTGCCAATATCACAGCACCTGCATCTGCTGAAAATCTATTTTCTATTTGCCATAGTATTTGTTCTATTGGTTTATCTGTGGTTTTGTTGTCTGGTTTATGATAGCAGTGCGGACAATTTAAATTACATTTGTCTGTGACTTCCACCATGATGCCTTGCGGAATAGAGTATCCTGATTTATCATATGTTAAATTATTATAAAATTCTTTATTGGTTTCCACAAGATAATCACTTACACCGTGTTCTGGACAAGTTTTCACAAGATGTATACCATCTTCTTTAGTAACTCTTTCTGCTTCGCAGTGCTTATAACATATATGACATAGACTGATTGTTTTTGTATCTTGCATAGTATTACTTATAGATAGAAATTGCTTTGTTTATAAATGAATCCGGATATACATTCCTAAAACTTTCTAAACATAATACTTGAAGTTTATCGAATGGATATGTTTTGTTTTCCTTAATACCTAATTTTTTCATCTGTGGCATCAATTGTTGCTGTCTTTCTTTAGATATATGACTCATATGCTCTTGAACTGTGATCGCAGGTTCATTGTTTCTATAAGCAAAGAAGTAATTGATTGTTCTCAATTCACCGTCAATAATGAAGTAACTGCTGGGATGAAGACTGTATTTGTAGATACCTAATTTCTTGTGCGTTTCCATAATATACAACATTTGATCTTGCCATTTGGGTAACACATCTTCATATGTCTTTCCATGACTTTGTTCCCAAAAATCTACGCCTTGTATTTCAAAATATATTTTTTGTTCATCAGTATGAATCTTTGTTAGTTTTGGTATTAAATTTTTATGATCCACATCTAATGTTAATAAGAAATCTTTTTCTCTATGATACTTCGATTCCATCAGTACAGGATCTACCACTTCATTATGTCCTTTATGATATTCTGAATCATTATGAAACCACATACAAAATTCCGTAGCATCTTCGTTTATCAAACTAGTGTAAATTAAATTGTTTCTACACAACCCTTTGCCAGGCACATTGTTGTAATAATATTTAAAATTATTCATAAGTGGGCCAAGCCTTTACTTGTTGTAGTTGTTTGAAATATACATCAGCATTAACACGCCATACTGTTTGTTGTGTGCCTCTATAATTTAACTCTTTAACTTTGGTGTAAACACCTGTGCTTTCTAAAGTTGGTGCAACAATTGAATGAACTAAACGTTGTGTTCCTTCTGCATTTTCATTTGTTGTCACATAATAGTTCTTATTAAAGCCTGCCCACATTATTCCTGCTGGTTGAAAAAATTGTTGTGTGGTTGTTTGGTGGGTTTTAATTGTTTCCCGAGTACGAACCATTTGATATTCTTTAGGCAATTCATTTGTAAATGTACATATACGACAAGCAATACGATAACTGTCAGGACCCATTTCTGGAAATGAATGTGCCGCAGTGGATCCAATCACTTTGCCATTCCATAACAACATCCAAACCTGATATCTATCTTCTTTAGATAATGAATCTACCAACATTTTTTTGGTTGAATTGTTGACAAATCCTTTTTGGTCGGCTGTATGATAAAACGTTTCAAGATTTAACTTGTCTGAATAAGGTACCAATTTAAAAGCCATAATAAAATATCTATACTGTATTTAAAAGTAAATACTTTAATGATTAGAGGAATTGGCGGTAGTCCATATATCAATTTAGACGAACACATAGACATAGAAGGTTTTCAACAACTGCATACCGAAATATGTAGAGGTTTTGCTCTTGCTCGTGAGTATGCCAAAGAAGGCACATGGATGTCACCAGGATTCGATCCCAAAGACATGAGTTATACTTTAAATTGGAAACCAATTTATCAAGCACTAGAAGAATACAAAGCACTGCCTAAAGATCATCCAATTAGAAAAAATGGCGACGATTTGTATTCCAACATCAAAGATTACAAAACAAGGAATCAATTCACAAGATATTTAAAAGCAGTTTTAGGTGCTAACGATCCTTACATTTATTATTTCTTATGGGAAGAAGGAGATTGGGATCACCGAAACACAGAAAGAAACATCACAGAAGAAGCAAAATATTTTCCAGGTGTGGTGGCTTGGATTAAGGAATTAGTGAACACTGGTGTAATAGAAAGCATCGGTAGAGTGATATTTTTTCATTGTGAACACGATGGTAAGCCATTTGAACACAGAGATCTAGATGGCAAACACGGCGACAGTCAAGGGTACACTGATCACCGTAATGAATTCATACACATTAGATACAGCACAAAAAGAGGATTCTACATATGGGATCCTGAAGCAAAAAATAAAACTTACATCAATGCCAATGCGTCATTTTGGAACGATCAAGATTGGCATGGTGGTGATGTCAGCAACGAACAAGAATACGGCTTACGAATTGATTGTGTGTTTACAGATAAATTTAGAAAGCAGTTGGGCATAGATCATTTATCCAATTATTAAAATGTATCATCGATATGTAAAAATACCAGTTGAACACACAAAGCCTAGTTGCTTTTCACATCAACCCTTGCAGTCAGAAGTTATATTTGTTCCTAAAACAGATATTGATCAATCAGTTATTAACTGGATTGAATCCTTTGATATAGTTGTATCCAATGTAACTGAAGGTATCTATACACCACCTAACAAAGGAAAGGTACATATACACAATGATACAAGTAAAATAACAAATGCTACAAAAATTAATTTTACATGGGGTCCTGATACTAGCACTACAAGATGGTGGCGTGTAAAAGATGAATCATTGTGTAAAACAGACATCACTGACAGTTCACACATAACAGAAATAGTAAATCCAGACATTGTGGATCACTTTGATGAAAACAATCAGCATCGTGAATTGATTTGTGAAAGTGAAAAGGATTGTGATATGGTGTATGAAAAAGTTATTAATCAGCCTAGTTTGATTAATGTTGGTCAACTGCATTCTACATATAATCCGGATCCTACACAGGGACGTTGGTCATTGTGCTATTTTTTACTTAATAAAGATTATACCCATTTACAGTTTGAAAAAGCATTAAATATATTCAAGGAAGTCACATATGAATAAAAACATATATCACCGTTATGTAAAATTGCCGTTTGAACATAAGTTTCCGGATTGTTTCAAAGCAAAGCCTGAAAATATGCGTGGCGAAAATTGGCATGAATGGTGTGCCACAAGAGAACATTGGGATGAAAGGTTTGTGGATTGGCTGAAAGAATATGGCTTAAAACCTTCAAATGTTTGTGAAGCATTTTACAATGGACCTAATGGCGGTGGTTTACCTATGCACAACGATGCTTCCACTTTGAATAATTCATCAAACATTAATTTTACTTGGGGACCTCAAGACAGCATAGTAAGATGGTACAAAGTAAAAGATGAATCTTTAATCCAAACAGAAAGAGATAATACAGATTATCACAAAGAAGTTTATTTTAAAGACGTAGACATTGATATCCCAGTAGACAAATTTTATCATGCTGAAGTTGAAGACTGTGATGTTGTACACGAAGCAGTTATTAGTCAACCCAGTTTACTTAATGTTGGGCAACTGCATTCAACACATAATTTTAATACCAGCGAACCACGTTGGACTTTAAGTTATCATTTGCTAACAATAGAAGATAACACACACATACAGTTTGAAGATGCACTAGACTTATTCAAAGATCTAGCATACGAAAGTAATTAATATTTTTTAAGAACGTCTAACGTCAAGTGTAGAAATATACATTGATTCATCAATAACGTAATCAATTGTGCGTATAATATCTTGTGCAGTACAAGTAGGCTCTCCGCTTCTATCACCAGTTTTCTCGCCATAGTTTAATACTCTAACAAGACTGAACTTTAATTGCGGTCCAAATGGAGTTTGATTTGCCAATGCGTTGTGTACAGCATCTATATGATGTTTGTCTTTTAGATATTGTTTATCGATACCAACTTGATCTAATAATTTTTTAGGGACTTTTGTTGCTAGTGATCCTATTGTTATAACTTTACGCAAAGGTGCATCATGTGTCCAACGTTCTTGTAATTTCAGTAGTAATGAGGATTGTGAAGCACCCACGTGTGCTATGTTTAAAAATACATCTCTGGCTAACACTTGACTAACTGTGTTGTTGAGACTGTCTGTATTTGTAAAATCATATCCTGTGGTTCTACTAATACCTAAACACTGATATGTTTTTGAATAATGTTCATATACATCTTTTCCCATGGGAGATGTGTGTCCTGTGATTGCTATTCTCATAATACTGTAAACCTCACAATCTGTATAAACCTGCTGTCTTCTTCAAGACCTGTTCCGTATTCTTCCAGTTCAAACATGATTGGGTGTATTCCTCTGTAATAAAAATCTTTTTCAGCAAAAATTCTTCTACCGCCTTCTACTTTTTCATTAACCAATATTGCTTCGCCATTCAGTTTGAAATGAAACATTTCGTCAAGTATGCCAAATTTTTCATTAAAACTTTTGTAATCATCGTTGTTGGTTGTGTTTAAGTTGTAACAAAATTGAAAGTTCCAAGTATCTTCTTGTTTGCGGTTCAATTTAATTTCAGCATTTAATTTAATACTTTCTTCGTTGGCCCAAGTCTGTGTGTTGTCTAGTATTAATGTGTTGTTATCAAGTAGATCAATATCAACTGTGCGTTTGATAAAACCGTTCTCGGCAGTTTCTTTGCTTGATTGTATGTCTTTAAAAATATTGTTGTTGTTCCAATACACATTCAATTCATCTTTTAAAAGACCTTCTGATACAAATTCATTTGCATCGTAACTGGATCTCAGCAATGGAAAGTAATCAAATACAAGTTTCTTTTTCATTTTATCTTTTTGTTCCAAAGAAGTTAAAGATGTATTTGGGTCTTTGTCCGCAGTTAGAGCCGGCGTGCCAAGCATTTCTATCTGGCCATTTATACACATCACCTGCTTTGGCATTGTAATACAAATCATCTTCCACAATTAATACATGTCCAGGGTGTGTATCTTCCATGTGTACATGAAATCTTTCTATGTTGTTTAATTTACATAGTTCTTCTTCATTGTCTTGTGTGTCCCAGTGCCAAGGAGCATGATTTCCTTGATGCACAACACTAACCCAACAACTTAAAACATCAACTCCAACGTAATCTGCAAATTTGTTTACAACACTTCTGTCAAAATTAGTTTCAGGTATACACATATCCCAACCAATTGTGCCATTTTCAGATGCAAGTTTATATCCTGCTTTGTTCCACGACTCGCTAATTTCTTTTATACCTGGAAGATCATCTTGTGTTGTGTGTCTTGGTCCTTGATATGCTGGTTTAGAATTCTTTATGGATTCAACAACTGCATTCCAGTCTATTACATCACTACAATTTCCTACGTATTGTTTCATTCTGCGTATGCCAAGTAATTAAAATTAAATTTAGGTACAAGTCCACAATTAGTTCCGCCATGATATGATTTAAAGTCAGGCCACTTGTGAACATCTCCTTGTTTCTGATTGTACAATGCTTCGTCGCCTACTATGAACACGTGTCCTGGTGCAGGTTCGTTAATCATTGCTGTGAATCTTACAGGATTGCCTTGCTCTGTGTATTTTTTCCAATCAACGTCCCAGTCCCAATGCCATGGAGCAGTTTTTCCTGGATATATTTTAGATATCCAACTCTTAATCATTCTGGGTGCACCAACAAACTCGCCAAACTTCTCAGCAACCTCCATTGAAAACTCATTGCCTGGATAATAATTGATCCATTCTATAGATTCTCTGTTGTAACTGCCTATAGTAGATAATGCATCATCAATCTCTTTTAATTCCGGTACATCTTTGACTGGAAGATATTTACAAGCAAGTTTACCTTCTTGATCCTGCACTTCTTTGATGATTGCGTTCCAGTCTAATATATCGTTACAGTTACCTACAAATTCAAGCATTTAAAAAATCTCCTGGCCACTCTGCATAATTGGTTTTAATTGTTTCTTTATACAGTTCATGAGTGTCTAATTGGTTGTTTAATATAAATTTATCAAATCTATCCGTTCTTATCAATGGTTTTAGATATTTTATATCAAGGTATCTATTATCATTGTCTGTGCAACCATATAAATCCATACAGTGTGCTTCATTGTTATCATCAAAGTAAAAAGTATGAGGGTACATATTAATTTTATATATGTTTTGTTGCTCTAAATCTTGTTTTATTTGTTTAATTTTTTCTTTCCAATTAGGTATGCTGTCTATTTGGTTATTTTCAATCAAAACATTAAGATTTTTATTATACCATTTGAATTTAATTTCTCTTTTAGCATAGTCAATGTCTAATAATTCTGGAATATATTTTGTGTCTTTCAATTTTGAAAGATACATCACTTCTTGATCAAACCAAAAGTTGTACAATTCTTCATTCATAGATTCATTCTCAAAATAATCGTTTGGATTCCAATTCATACAGAACACAGTGTTGTCTTCGTTCACAAGCGGTTGGTAAAGCATATTTGCCACAGCCAGTCCTTGTTTATGTTTATAAAAATGTTTCCAATTATGCATATACAATATCTATTTTAAATCCACAAATTTGTTGCATCTTTAAAAGTTCATTTATTTTTGAACCATCACATAAAAATTTAATTGTGTGTTCATTAATTCTAGCAAATGAGTCTATTGATTGTTCTTTTGCTAATCTATTAAGCAGTATTGAAAAAGAACTGTCAAAAAGATATCTTAAATTGTACACTGGATCTTTTGATGTCATAACAACCTGTCTTGGATCTTTCATCATGTGATTACTTTGCAATCTCTTGCGTATTACCAATTGATATCTGTTTTTGTATCCGTAATTAGATGCTGAATGAAGCACACCTGCATTCATCAAATACACTGTGTCGTCTGGTTTGGTAGCATACATCATTTCATCTCCAATATCATGAAGGAAACTTTGTTCTGCATCTAGTGTGAGATGATATCTGTCATCTATATCAGCATGGGCAGAATAACTTTCTCCTGGTTTTAAAACAATAACTCTTGCCTCTCCGTGATCTGGTAGTTGTTTTAATAAATCTTCAATGGCAGTGTCTTTGTATTCTGGTAATAACTCCCATGGATCATAAAAAAAATTTCCTGTGGGCTTATTTAAAACACTTTTACCTTCTGGTAAATGTTTTACCAAATCAAACAATATTTTGGAATTAGTTTTGGTTTCTAATTTTTGTAACATCATATTGTACTTATCGTAAATTATAATGTGCGTACTTAATAGCGATAAATAAAGATGTCCATATATGTCCAATTTAGAAAATATAAAATCTCTATACCAATCTAGTGCCTATCGTGATATTCTTCACGATATAAATGGAGTAGTATTTCCTTTCAATCCTGAATGGAAAAATATTGGTATCAGTGTGAGTGGTGGAGCAGACAGTGCCTTGATGAGTGTGCTGTTGTGCAGTATCATATCTCAATTAAAATCAAATACCAATGTACACATTATTACTAACGTGAGATGTTGGAAGACCAGACCTTGGCAAAAACACAACAGTTTGAATGTGTTCAATTGGATTACTAATTCTTTTCCTAATATACAATTTAAAAGACACGAAAATTTTATTGCTCCTGATTTAGAATGGGGATCAGTAGGACCTAACATACAAGATGAGTATGGAAAATTAAAAAGCGGTAATCAAATAGAGTTAAGAGCACACGCAGAGTATGTTGCTCATACAGAAAATTTAGATGCTTGGTACTGTGGTGTAACTAAGAATCCAGATAAAGAATTTGATGGTCGTCTATTGGCTCGAGACATCGAAGATGCTACATTAGATAGACTAATCAAAATACACATGGGCGGCTTGGCTTGTCACCCTTTCACACATGTTCAAAAAGATTGGATAGTTGCTCAATATAAAAAATTAGGCATAATGGACCTATTTGATCTTACAAGAAGTTGTGAAGGTGATAACCAGACATATCCTGAAGTCTTTGGAGACTTAGACTACAAGACATATGTCGAAGGGTCGCCTGTGCCAGTATGTGAAAAATGTTTTTGGTGTAAAGAAAGAGAATGGGGAGTAAGCAAATGTCAAGACTGATAACGTTTGGTTGTTCTTATGCTTATGGTACAGGATTACCTGACTGTAACAATTGGATGTTTGATAAACTGCACAATTTAAAACCTAGCAAATTGGGTTGGTCAAGTTTGTTGGCAGACAAAATGAAAGTTGAATGTGTTAACGAATCTTTTCCAGGTTCAAGCAACACAGAAATATTGTACAATGTATTAAAATTTGATTATAAGTCAGATGATACTGTGGTTATCATGTGGACACATTTTGTTAGGGATATGTTGTTTAATTTCCCTCACAAGTTTCCTTTCTTTAGAGATAGATTAGGTCCTTGGGCAAAAACACATCAAGAACGCAAATGGGCAGAGTATTTGAGTGAAAAAGATTATGCAATGAAAAGTTGGTTCAATATACAACATGCAGACTTACATCTACAAAAACAAGGAGTGGATTATATTCATTATCCTGCAACACCTGAAGAATTAAACAAAAACAAATTAGATTTTATTCAAGTAGAAAACTATCATAGCGATGGTATTGTGTACTTGGACACAGCAACAGATGACATGCACCCGGGTATAAAAAGTAATCAACTGTTGTGTGATTCAATATATAGGAGATTAAATGACAGACCATAACGAATATTGGCAGAATCCTAAAGATACCCAGTTGGGTAAATGGCAAAAAGAACTTGAATCTGTATCAGGCAGTTCTACATTTTGTATTCTACCATGGATACACTTTGCTACCAGACCCAATGGAGATATGAGATTGTGTTGTTCAGCAAATGCCAGCGGCGCTGGTTCCGACCACGAAGTTGGTCTTGTAAAAATGGAAGATGGCAAACCTGCAAACTTTGGCAAACATACTCCTATGGAGGCATGGAACAACGACTACATGAAGTCTGTGCGTACAACTATGATGAAAGGTAACGTACCTAATAGTTGTCGTAAATGTTTTCAAGAAGAAAAGGTGGGTGTAGTTTCAAAACGTATATGGGAAACAGGCACATGGTACAAAGATGGTGTAGACATTCCTGAACTGTTAAAACAAACCAAAGAAGATGGCACAGTGCCAGAACAATTAATGTATTTGGATCTAAGATTAGGACACACTTGTAATATAAAATGTGTGATGTGTTCGCCACATGACAGTTCTAAATGGGTTAAAGATTGGCAACAGTTAATGCCTCAATTGAAAGATAAAAATGTAAAAGATCAATTACAATGGAATAAAAAAGAATTCAACAACAAGTGGCATGAAAAAGATACATTTTGGCAAGAGATGTATGCACAGATTCCTAACTTGAAACAGGTGTACTTTGCAGGAGGGGAACCTCTGATGATCAAGGAACACAAAATGTTTATAGAAGAAATTATTAGACAAGGCTATCAAGATAAGATATTGTTGCGTTACAACTCAAACGGATTGTTAGTGGATGAAGACTTAATTCAGTTGTGGAGTAAATTTAGAAAAGTTAAATTTGCTGTCAGCATGGATGCAATGGGTAAACGTGACGAGTACATACGTTATCCTACAGATTTTAAAACAGTAGAAAAAACTTTACACATGCTGGACAATACACCAGACAATATACAAACCAGTTTGGCAACAGCAATACAAATTTTTAACATAAAACACTTACCAGACTTCATGAAGTGGAAAGTGGAAAGTGGATTTAAAAAATTAAATGCAGGCACAGTGCCTGGAGATGTACAGATGGGCGGTGGCTTGGTTAATATGCACTTGTTGTATATTCCTACTTTCTTAAGTATTCAAATATTACCCAAAGAAGATAAGCAAGAAGTTGAAGAAAAATTTATGGACTTTAAAGATTGGTTATGGAAAAATTATAGACAGGATGACGACTATTGGAAACATAATCCATATGGATGGCGTCGTTGGGAGGCTGTACTTAAACATATGAATCAAAATGATCACAGTCATTTACTTCCAGGCTTTAAAGAATATGTAAACAAACTAGATGCAATACGTGGTTTAGAAGCCGCAACAGTATTTCCGGAGTTAAAACATTTATTATGAACGTAGTACAAGTATGGAATCCTCAACCTAAAGAAGTGTTGCGTATCGAATTTATGATAGGTAATACTTGTAATTTCTCTAGTTGGTATTGTTTCGAAGGTTCACATGAAGGTACTCACAGATGGACCGACGACATGGATCAATTGGTGTTGAACTTTAAACATCTATTTGAAAAATACAAAGCAATTGGCAAAACAAAACTTGAATTACACATTGTGGGAGGAGAACCTACATTGTGGCCTAGACTGGGAGAATTTGTTACAGAAATTAGAAAAACAATACCTTCATACATCACAATCAGTTCCAATGGAAGCAGAACTGTGAGATGGTGGCGTAAGTACGGAGAAGTGTTTGATAAAATTTTATTAAGTGCTCATTGGAAACAGATTGATGTGCCTCACTTTATTGAAGTGGCAGACACACTGCACGAACTGGATAGAAGTCCTAACGCAATGGTTTTAATGGATCCTACACAATGGGACGTGTGTTTAGGTTTGATCAATAAATTTAAACAAAGTAAGTATGATTGGTTTATAAGTGCTATGGAAGTTATGCACAAAACAATCAATTACACAGAAGAACAAAAAGCATTTGTTGCCAAACCTACAAAAAGAAGACCTAGTCTATGGTATCTATGGACACACAGAAAACATTTGAAAAGCGAACCCACTGTTAAATTTGAAGATGGATCTTCAAAAAAAGTTAATCGTAACTGGTTGGTGTTAAACAAACAAAATGATTTCCGAGGCTGGATGTGTAATATAGGAGTGGACAGTATGATGATAGACCCTGCTGGTCTAATCACAAGTGCTTGTAGAACTAAATTATTTGAAAATTATAATATATATGATCCAGACTTTGTGACAAAATTCAATCCCGACATTAAACCGAAAATATGCGACAAACGTAACACTTGTATGTGTCAGCCTGAAAGTTTGTTGGATAAAGTTAAACTTTAGATTTAGTTATATTGATATCTGCGGCACACGTACACCATTCACGTGTACAGTCGATTGCTTCTGTAGGTTGTGCAAAAGTTCCTTCATAGATGTTTCCAATAGGACCTCCCACTCTGCAAGTGGCTCTGTGAACTTCTCCGTCCCAGTTAATCATTAAACTTTCTAATCCAGCATTACATTTCCACCCTTTGAATTGATTTGTTTTTGCGATCAACAAGTCGTTAGTGTTACAAGATTCAGTTTCATCTATCATTGTGTTGTGTGGAGGATTATGATTTTGTGTTACCAAAAAATCTTTTTCATCTGCAGAATAACGTTCCATGTCTTCAAAAACATCATGTGTTTCAGTCCAACGAATTGGTCGTAGAGCATAGTTTATTCCTGCTTCTTTCAGGCGTCTACAAGCGTCAGAGACGTCATCTAAATGCCCTGGTAACATCATCATATGCACTAGTATATTTTTATTTTTTGTGTGTTGTGCGACGTTTAAAACTGTTTCTATTACTTTTTGGTAGTCATATTCAAAGTGTACAGAGAACACAATATGGTTTATCAATCTATCCAAAATATCTATGTAGAATTCAGCAGTCCTTGTACCATTTGTAGTTACATTTAACCATGACACTTTTGGTTTAGCATACTCCAACAGATCTAAAATTTTTGGATGTACACATGGTTCTCCACCTGTAAAACTTATTCTTATGTTGTTGATTTTAGAAAGTTCGTCCACAGCATTTTTTAATATGTTGATGTCTGTGTGTGGACTTGTGTTGTCATGTATCACTGCTGGACAGTAAGAACAATCGTAATTACATCTTTTACCAAGGTTCCATTCAACCTTTACACTTTGTTTAATGTGTGGATATAAATGCTCTACCTTAAACATAATCTCGAAACTCCGGATTGATTTTTTCAAACGGTCCTTGGTTTCTTGTAAGATCAAGTTTTCTATTAAAGTCTACACAATCTAGCCAATATTCATTTAGGTCTTTTGCTTGTAAAAAGTTTATGTTGTCTTGTATTTGTTGTTGTGTAATTTTTTCTAATATTGGGTGTTGTTTTACTATTTCATAATCTTTTATTTTAGGTTTCATTGCTTCTAGTTTTGCAACCACTTGATCTTTCAATGCTTTGGGCAACACTTGTGCCGATAATGCTCTAGGATAACTCACTCTGTGACTGTAAAACACAATCTTCATCTCTCTTAAAAAATAATCTATAACTTTGTCTATCTGCATTATGTTGTTTGCTTGTACAGTAAATGCACCTACTATTCTACTAACTGTTTTAATTTTTTTCATTTCTTTAATATTGTATTCAACATCTGAAAATTTACCATTGCCTCTAATATATTCATATGTGTCGTGTAACCCATCTATACTAACATTCACAGCAACACTTTTAAACTTGGGCCAATAATCATGCACAGTTCTTCCACCTTTAATGCCTAGTTTAGTTCCATTTGTGGCATACTTAATTTCAATATTATCTCCATTTTTAGATAATAAATCTAGTATTTTATAGTGTACAGGATCCATTAAAGGTTCTCCTCCAGCAAATTCCACACGTCTAAAGTGCGGCAGTAGTTTTTCTAAATTATCCCAAAAGTGATCTTTGTCTTCAAATATTCCCACATAAGGTGCTTTGGTTAAACCTAAACTTTCAACAGCATCTACTAGATAGTTTCCTTCTTTTTTATAATGATCAACAATAGCATTCCAATCTTTCCATTGTGTAGAATCTAAAGGATTACACATTCTGCATTTTAAATTACATAAGTTATTAACTTTAATCTCTATTGTGGGTAGTTCAAACGGCATTGAATAATCATCGTTAAGTGTATCTAATGCATTTGGGTATAAATTAATTCTAGATTCTGGAGACGAATCAGTGATATGTCTTTGACGTAGGCTTTGGACTCCTTGGTCTTCTAAATCAAAACAAGGTTCACACACATCTGGACGTTCATCATTTAATACCTGACGTCTTACATCTTTCATTTTGTCTGAGTTCCATGCTTCTTCCAAACTCATATCTTTTATATTAGCAATAGGAAGACTGCGACAACACACCTTAATTGCTCCATCTTCTCTAGTAGCCAATCCTGTAAAAGGGTGCATACAAAAGGTACAACTGTTCTTATTTTTCTTCATCTTCCTCCCACGGATCTTTAGGATTTACCCAATCTTTTCCAAAACGCCACATTGGTGCTTTTAATGTTTCAATATCAACTTCGTAAAAATCTTGAACTGAGCCTGCGTCGATATCATATTCCACAAAACCTGACCATGCGTGTTGTGATACTATTAACTGTATTTTATCGTATTTTTCTTTTAATAACCGTAACAGTTGGTTCTGTTTAAACACTCTTTGTTTGGTTGGCACAAACGGCACTGTTGGCTCATAAGCAAAGATGTTACTGATGTTGAATATAACATTCTTATGATTTATAGGTGTTATAGTGAATTCATTCAACAGATCACATTCGACAAATTTAAATTTAACTTTGTCTTTAATATGCCATAAATGACTGACCGTTTCAAAATACTCTGCTATCTCTAATTTAGAATTTATCCAGTCTGGTGTTTTGTGTCTATTTACAGATACTAAAAACTTATGATAATCCCCACCATCGAACTTTTTTATTATTTCTTCCATGTAGTATAATGCATTGGGATTCCAATCATAAAACACAACTTCAGTTTCTGCATCATATCCGTGTTTTTCCAAATACTTTAACCAGTTAAGACCACTAGCAGGTGTAATTAATTGTTTAACAGTTCCTGTACTTACAGACTGTAATTCTTCTGTGTTGATTGGATAAAACAATCTATTAGCACTCTGGTTGTATTTCTTAAAAATTTGTTTGCTGTTTTCATTAAAATCAGTTTCGTGTACTGCATAATAACACTTCTTGCTCATTCTTAAATCCTCATCAAATATTATAATTTTTTCTTTGTTATCCAATGCTGTTCTAATAACATTCCATCCATGCCATTTGTGTTTGAATGTTTTAAGTTCATTACCAGGTTTAATCCATAAAGGTGTATAATCGTCATGAAAGTTTTCATCACTTCTTATAGGCTCTGTGGTAAAATGTTCTGAGTTTCTTTTGAGCTCACCTATCTGTGGTAGTTCTAATTCTGTGTGTTTCTTTAAATTAATCACATAACATTGTTCATGAAGTTCGTAGTAGCCTTCTTTTCTATCTAGAACGTGTCCGGCTATGTAAAAATCTTGTTCAATCATTTTGTGCAGATGTGTAAAGAACGACCCACCTTGAAACTCTGTGTCAGGAGTAAACACAACAGCATAATCATATTGATCAATTATTTTGCTTATTGTTGCGTCTATTGATATAGACACTACTACATCATATCCCATTACATTTAATTTTCCAATTTGATATTCAACAATATTTTGAATTAATTCTTTTGCTGAATTATTTTTAATTGCATGAAAATTACTTTCAAGAATAAAAATTATATTATGTTTTTTATGCTGTGCATCATATTGAAATGCCATATTTTTTAATACTCCTATCTAATAATTCGTTAAATTGTTTTCTTTTGTTGCCAATGTGTGCTTGAGCAATCATGTGTATTCTTTCAACGTTAGCATTGTTTACTACTTGATGATCTTTTAGTATATTAATTAAAAATACTTTGCCGTGTTCCCAAGGCACTATTCCATGATCTTTAACTTCCATGTAACAAGATGGCGGATGTAGTACAGCAACATTTATGGGTATTAAATATTCACAAAGGTCGTCAGGTAACGGATGACCTGGATCATCATTGTGCCAATCTATTTTTCCTCCTGGATTTAATTTCATAAATCTTATTCTACTGTACTTTTCTGCTGGAAAGTCTTCCCAAAACTTTTTCGCTGTTGGAGTAACTTGTTGCAGACTGGTCCACGTATATGGAGCATTCAGTTCATCTTCATAACCATACTCTTTTGCTACTCTTGTTTTGTCTACACCTAATCCATGCAGACAACAACTTTCCCAACCGTTATGAGTTTCATCTTCTCTGTGCTCTACATAATGACCATTTACATTATCAAATTCTTTTGCGTCTAGATACTCCATAAAATTTATATCCAGTTCTAACCAAGGCAAACTGCCGTCTTTAAATTTATTAAAAATTTTGGTTGCTGTATCCATGTTATTTCTTGTGCCCTATAATCATAAACCTGTTATATTTTTCTGTAGACAATGAAGCACTTGAATCAACAACAAGTCCACAGTCTTTTTTAAATTCTTCCAGAGTCTTTTTACAATTCACATGTTCTTCACAGTCAAAGAAATCGTTGCTTTGTAAAACAATTCTTTTATTGTTTGGCAATTTATCCAACCATTCAGTGTATTGTGTTGGTGTCATATGTTCACACACAGTATTAATAATTAGATTGTGCTTGTTATAATCTTTATACGTCAACATGTCTGACGTAATTGCTTGAAATCTTCCTTGTATTTCATAATCTTTATTCATTGTGTTTGCTACTTGTTCGCATTCACTGTCTATATCCATACTAACGATTCGAGTGATATCTAATTCACTATTAAATAATAATGTTGCTAACACACCGTTCCAACCGCCACATAATAAAATGTTATAAGGAAGTGTTTGTTGATGTTTTTCCAAGTAATCTATTAACCAAACTTTACTGTTGATTTGACCTTTCCAAAAACTTTCCAATGTACGATGTGTATCATCAGACTGTCTAATTGCATCCATCCAAAACATCACATCTGTAATATTAACTTTCAAATTGAGCTCCTAGTTTATCAAAAGATCCACACTGTTTGCCACATTCTTGTAATGGTGTGTGACCCCATGTTTGTTCTATCTTGTCAAAGTGTCCATTTTCAAAGATTTCTTTTAAACTGTTTTTATTTAGATTCGGAAACTCGCCAATTCTTGTCATATAATCTATTCTGCTTTCTTGCATAGGCGGAATCCATTCCATGTCTAACCAACAACATGGCGAAACATTACCACAAGCACTCACATACAACTGACTATTTTTCACTGCTTTACACACAATGGTAGGAGTGGTTTCTTTTTGTGATTTTTCAATTAGCGGAATCATACTGGTACTTTTTTGTGTGGGTTCTAATTTGTGTAAAGGTTTACCTTCCTCGTCTATAACTTGTAGATAATCATTTTTAAATCTAGAAGTATGTTTTGATGAAAACATTTTAAATCCTAAATCTTTACTCATTTGTTCTGCTTGTTCAACTTGATGTTCGTTGTGCTTAAACACCAACATATGCCATTTGGCAAATCCGCCTGCACCAATAAATGCTTTGGCATTTTCAATGATTTTATTAAAATCTGTAGATATACGATACAAGTGATTGGTGTCTTCCAACCCATCTAATCCAAAAGTTACTTTTACTTTTTCATGTGCTAATTTCGTCCACCATTCAGTATCTCTAGCACTGCCATTTGTGTGCATGGCAAGTCTTATAGAAGGATTTGTTTTACGTAGATGTTTGTATATTTCTAATGTGTCTTTACTTACAATAGGATCTCCTAAATTACCACACATAAACATACTGTCTATTTGTTTAATAAAGTCCTCAGAAAACCATTTTTTAAATGTATCCAGTGTTATTTCATCAAGATGTATAAAAGGATTCAGCGGTCCTCCTTGTATTCTTCTAGGACACATTGGACATTTGGCTTGACACTTACTAGTAATTTCTAAATGAACATCTTTTATGTCTGTTAGTTTATACATTTGTTCTTTCTTTTTTAAATTGCTTAGATTGTTTTCTACTAATTTCTGATATTTCTTCATCCACTTGAACCTGTTCTAAAAAGTCTTTTTCTCTGTGTTTAGGTATTTTGCTATCAGCAGAACTTACACAGGTTGGTGTAATACATTTTTTTGCTTGTTTAAACAGATTAAATCCTTCATCAATAGTGCCCAACGGCTCATCATGACAACTGTATGCTCTTTTTACTTCTCCACCTGGCTCTCTTATGATACAACTTTGATATCCAGCATTGCAAGTCCAATCTTTAAATTTATTAAAGTCAAATGCATTAAATCTTTCTGCTTGATCCAGGTGATAAACATTATTCTTAAAATCCATCATAGTTATTTGTTGTATCGATGACCCATCATGTTTTTTTAAAGGAAACCCTTGTTGCATTAATTTGATTTGTTCTTCTGAATAACCACTAACAATTTCACTAGCAGATTCATTACTTTGAGGTTTCAATGTTACATTTATTCCACGTTGATTAAATCTTTCACATCTTTCATACAATTCGTTAAACAATTCAGGAACCATTACTTGATTAATTGTAGTATGTACTCCATTCTCTTGTAGCATTAATAACTTATCACCAAATGTCTTCTCATCAGCAAATTCATGATGATAACTTGCTGTAATACTTCTACGCACAAGAGATTCTGTTGCTGTTAACCAAACTTTCCACCATTTCATTCCAGGAGAACAATTTGTTGTCATGTGTATACTTTGGTATTTTGCTCTGTCATTATTAGCATAATGTCCAATCAAAGGTAAAAATCTTTTGTATGCTGTTGGTTCTCCTCCTGAAAAACTAAAATGAAAACTGTTAAACCCGTTTGCCCTGGCTTGTCTTTTAATCTCAGTTATTGTATTTTTGTAAACTTCAAGTGGTCGGTGATCCAGTTGTTTACTATGAGCATAAGGCCAACAATATGAACAATTATAATTACAAAATCTACCTAAGATCCAACTCACATTGAATAAGTCCTTAGTCATCATGGTACTTTGTCCAACGTGTGTTATATTTTCAAAAGGTATTCTAGTAGTATTCACTGACACTGCAAGTCTCCTTAAATTGTTGTTTTAACCAATCAAAATCATTTATAAGATTCAGTTTGTCTTTGTGTTCTATTCCAAACTTTCTACCTTGTTTTGCACCTTCAATAGCAAAGTCTCCATAAGGTCTATTCGCACCTTTGCTACACCAAATGTTTAGCCTGTGCTCTGTTTCATCGTTCTCTTGTCTATCTATTACTTTAGAACTTAACTTAACACATTCTCTAAAAGCAGATTTCCAAGCACTAAATGGGTCTGAATTAAAACCTGTTATGTTTGATACTTGCTTTATTGCTTTAAAATTATTTGATATACTGGTTGTCATGTCTGTTGTGTTTGTGTTCATTTCTAATGTTAATTGCTTTGGCAATAATTTTACTCCACCGTATCCGTATTGTAAATCATTAATAGGATTACGACTTTGCCAAACATGAACTGTTTCTAAATTGTACTCATTTACTTGATAATCGAAATTAAAATCTTCTACTATCTGAGCATCAGCATCAACTACCCAAAACATCTTTGTGACAGATACTTTTGCCGCTTCAATATGTGCTTGATGGATGCCTTTAACTCCTTGTACTCGTTGAGCAATAGGAAAACGTTCACACAATGTTTTATAATTGTGATCCGCCAATGCTTCATTGTAACTTATAAACACAATATCGTACATTAAATTGTTTTCCTCATTATTCTTGGAGTGTTAAGGTATACTTTCTTAAAAAATTTACTTTGTTCCACAGTTAATGGTTCAATAGGTAATTCAATATCGTGCTCAGCAGTAATCTTTTTGCCTAGTTCGATACTGTCTTGATAAAAATTAACTTTAACATCATCATGAAGTTCAAACTTCCAATACTTTTCAAAATATCTATATTCGTTTGCTTGACTGAAATCCCAATCTGTACACATTGTGAGATAGCAACCTGTTCTTGCTCCATGAATAGCATGAATACCATAAGGATTATCCATACCCACTGTCATCCATACCAGTAATCTTTGATAGTTTTGCCACCACAAGTCTTTTGGTGCTTGTCGCACATTTTTATCCAAACTCATTTTAACACCTTCTCTGAATCCGGCTCTCCAGGATTGATATGCAGATCCATCTATGTAACTGGTTGAATAATTTTCATTAAACTGATAGTAATTTGGAAAATGACAAAATTCTATTACATTTTTGTTTGTGCTATCTGCTTCACCATCATGATTCTCGTGTGTCTTCATATTTTTTACAAAATCTTTTGTCCAACATTTTAAACTGCCGTTGCCGTATCTTAATCCATTAAGATCAATATTTCCACACCAACTAAATTGATAGGTATTGTCTAGTCCTAACGAATTTAAGTCAACTATCACATTCAAAAAACTGTCATGTATTTGTGTGTCAGCATCAACTGTGATAAATCTATCTGTTTCAGATATTTCTGCCGCTTTTTTATGTGCTGTGTCAAAGCCTTTAACACCGTGTACACGTTTTGCCCAGGGTATTTTTCTTTTTAAGTTAGCAAAATTCTTTTCAGCATTGGGTTCATCAACACTTAAAAACACAAAATCCATATCAGATACCTTTAAAATCATTGTGCTACCTCATATGAATAATTGTAAATTTTTCTACAAAACAATCTTGGTGTTTGATTAGATTTATGCTCAAATTGAATATCACCAGTAGTGCATAACTGCTTTAAGTCTACATCAAAGGAATAATCAGGAACACTTGTGTTGTGTTGTGGTGTAGTAAAAAATTTAAACACATTATTGTCTTGTTTTACTGTGTTTTGTATTATATTTTTTAAATCATCATCTATACTAACGTTCCATTTTTTATTTTTCATATCCAGTTTGAATCTAACACATGAATCTTTATCATTTTTTACTATTTCGTAAACCACTTTGTTAGTATGGTTGTCTGTTTTTATATCAGTTTGCAGTTTGTTGTTTACTACATACCGCGATTCGACAACATATTCGGTGTCTTTGAATACTACTCTATAATCTGATAGTTGCTTTGAACCGCTTTGAACCTGTGTTGCTAGTTCTTCTGTAATTTCTACACTGTGTCCTTGTTGTTGCACACTACACCCAAGCACTTCATTAGATTCTGGATTGAAATGAAAATAATATTTCACTGCAGGACGTATTACATCAAATTCTAGCGGCGGTCTTATGTTCATTGTAGTTGCTCCAGCATCTTGTCTGTTAAAAAATTATCTTCCACATAGTGAAACAAACCGTGTTGTTTAATATTGCCTACAAATAATTCATTTTGTGAATTAAGATTGTAATCAATTTGTTCAGTCCACAACTTTAATTGACTTTGATAGTGTTGTATTTTGGGTTTCATGTGAGTAAATGTTAAATTGTTATGTTTACTGAAAACTTTGTGTTGTATACCCAACAACTTAATTGCTATTGCAGTAGCAACATCCATACTACACCAAGACTGTGTTTTATTTTTTGTGAAACGTTTGCTGTATTGTTCATAGTTTATCACTATATCTGTTAATAATTTAAAAAATACTTCGTTGTTTTTGCATTTTTTAAAATAATGAAATCCACAATACACATTAGGTAATGAATTTTCCACAAAGACTTTTCTATAATAATCACTTGTTACCCAATCATTTCTGTAAGTTTTTACTTTATTGGTATAATATAATTCATAGTTGCTTAACTGTTTCCACCAATGTTCTATGTTTTCCAACAACAGCATATCTACATCTATCACAATAGATTGGTCAAATGGACTGGTATTATAAATTTTACATCTATTATTAACTTTCCAGTCACTGTCGACTGCTAGATCATCTCCGGGTATGTCTTTGATTATATCAAAGTGCTTTTGATAGTTTTCAGGGACAACAATATCAGTGATCAAACACACTTGCTCGTTGGGCATAAATTTTTTAATGCTTAAACTACAAGCGACTGCTTGTTTAAGATAATCACAAACATCGTTCTTCTGTACAAATAATATAAAACCTCTATTCATGTTGATCTATAATTTTATTCAATCCTATTTTGTTCATTATGTGTATGTTCATATCTTTTATTTGACATTTCGTTCCTCGTTCAAATGTAAAACTCCATTTATTATCCACGTACGAGTTTACCTTATCTTTGTCTGTGGTATAAAACAGTTTGCCAGGCAGTTGTTTGGGCCAATCGGTTTTATCAAAATTATTAATCATATGAATTGCCACAGCAAATGCAAAGTCGTTTCTGTAAATTGTGTTCATAATTTGATATTTGAACCTATAAAATTCCCATTCATTTTTTACATGATTAATTAATTCAAATAAAATTTTAGTTCTTTCAGTTTTCTTAAAATAAAACACTGTGGCCCAACACATTTCGATACCAGTATCGCTTATGTATTTCATTTCCTCAGTGTATCTGGATTCAAAGTCTATGTGTTGTGCTTTGTAATTAATTAAAAAGTCTTCCTTGCTGTCAAACACTTTGTTAAGATTGTTGTTTGCTACCACATAGTCTGTGTCCATCACAATGGTTTCATCATATGGTGTTAAAGAGTACGCATCGGGTCTTGAAGTGTTGTTCCAGAAATCTTCATAACGTTGTGTAGCATTATTGAATGTTCTAGTTTGAGTAGTGATTGGCTTTTTTACCACAATCACATGATTAAAATTATTGTGATCTTCATTGAATTTGTCTGACGTAATCAAACACACTGGCAAATCAAGATGTTTCTTTATTTGTCCTGCACAAAAATTAGCCTGTTTGACATAATCCACAGTGCTGTTGTTGTGTGCAAAAAGCAAAACTCCTTTGGTCATGATTAGATCTCACCTTTATCTTTCACCAATTGATTGTATTCCACAAAGTACTGATTTAGATTACGTTGATACAAGTCAGTAATATTGTTGTAAAAGGAGTTGATGTCTGTAATTTTTACCGGAAGTTTGTAATCATCAAGAAAAATTGCTTCATTAGTTTTTTTGATGTTCATCAATGTTAAACAATAGTTGATTAGATTGAGATCAACGGTAAATTGATGTCCTTGAGTGTACAAGATATTATTCTCAAGACACTGTTCTTTTAACAGTTTTATTTGATTGTTGAACGTGCTTAGACGCTCTGCGTATTCCAAAGATTTTGATAAGGATTCATCCATAATATTAAAAATATTATACTTGATTTTTGGATATAAGTCAACTATAGATTAGAAATTATCGCCAGAACCACGCACAACTCCTGGTGCAGTACCAATTACATCTGTGATTGCTGTTGCTGTGTAGAAGTTAGATGTTAAATTAGAAATATCTTCATCTGGATTACCACCTGATTCGTCTCTCCAAGTTACTGTGAATGTGATTTGAGTAGCACTTGATTGAATTACATCTACATAATAATCGTTTTGAGCATATGCTCCACCACCTGCATCAAAGTTTGATAATAGTCTTTGTGAGGATCCTGTTAATTCAAAATTTCCTATTGCCGCTCCATCCACTGTACCGTTTCCTGTGTGAGTGGTTGCATGAGCACCAAATTTAAGATTTCCACCCATTACTGAATTCCAAGAACTACCTTTTGAACTGCTGTCTGATGTACTGGATGAAATTTGAATATATCCACCTGAGTTAAAATAATATCTTCTAGCGTCTGCAGATGTAAAATTTACGTTCACAATAAGAGTAATTGTTCCATTCCACGAACTTCTTGTGTTAGATAAAGCAGTTTCAACAACTTGTTGAGTTGAATCAACTGTTAATCTATTTGTGCTGATTGTTGTCGCTAATGCTTCGTATTGATCCCAACCTGTGTAACTAACACCATCATTTTCTTTGATCAAGTCACCTTGATTGACTGCTTGAATTACATTTGTTGATGGATTGCCACCAGTTTGGTGTTTGTATGCTTTTCTTAAATCTTCGTATGAGTTATTGATGTTTGTTGCGTTGATCAAATCGCCAACTTGTACAGACTGAGTTGTAAGTGTTTGTCCATAACCAGTGTCACCTGAACCATTTCCTAACACATTATCTATCTGTTGTCTTAAAGTGTTGAATCTATTTGCTGTTACTAAAGCCATTTATTTTTATTCCTACTAACTATTTATTAGGCGTAGTGCTACCTCAACCAGTTTTGTGGATGTATCTGAATTTGATTCTAATGCAAAACCAACCAATTGTCCTTTTTTGGTTGTAGTACCTAAACCTAAATCTGCCGCATAAATTTTTTCACCTTTTTCAACTGCACCTGTAACTTTAACTGGCACACGTCCAACAAAAGCAATTGCTTGTCCTTCAGCGTCTTTGTTCATTAAGAAACCAGGATTGCCTGATATAACTCCAAACACATTGCCACCAAATGGACCACCATCAAAGAATGCTGTTGTTTCTGCGTCACCGCCAATTGCCATTACTGTTCCAACTTCGTATTCTTTATCTGTTGAGTAAATCTCAGCCAAGTCAGCATAAGAAGCCTGTGTTGCTCTACCATTGAACACACTGGCTGTGATTTCTCCTGATGCATCTCTCAATGCTGTGGTGTTGTTTACAGCATTTGTAGAACCTAAATATGTTGTTGCACCAAAGTCTATACCTGAAGCACTGTCTGCCAACCCTTTAAAATAGTTTGCATGTACTTCGTACCACTTGTCTGTTACTATTCCTAAATTTTTATTACCAGTACCTGGAAGAATACCGTCTGCATTTACAAAAGCGATTTCATTAACAGTACCACTATCATTAACTTTTAAAGAAATTTTACTGCCTATTTCATTGGCAATAGATCCTTCTGTACCATTCTCTATTGAAACTTTTAAATCATTTGAATCTCCAACAGTGAATCCTACATCACCAAATCTTACAATACTAGAAAAAGCACTTGCTCCTGATCTAATAAAGTCTGAGGCTAAAAATCCACCCAATCTATCTGAGTTGGATGAAGTACCCCAATATCTATGATCTGTAGATGTAACACCATTTGTTGTTGACTGTGTGTTTACTAATGTAATACCTTTTTTAACAACATCGAATCCTGTAATTTGGTTAGATGGATCTGTTGTACCTATTGTGAATTCTGCTGAACTGAATAACATCACAGTATCATTATTAATTTTACCTTCAATAATGAGTTGGTTGGCATTTAAATTATCTCTAATCTGTCTTGAAACAAATTGAGTAACTGTGCTACCTGTACCTTGTGGACCTACAAGAACAAAACTTGTTCCGTCCCAAGCATACAATTGACTGTTTGCTGTGTCCCACCAAAAATCACCAGTGGTTAATCCTACTGGTGCAGTGGCACTAACTTCAGCACCGCCTGTTGTTCTGAATTTTGTTCCATCATAAAACTTTAATTTACTTAAAGATGTATCAAACCATATTTGTCCACCCATAGGACGACTTGGTTGACTACCACTAGCAAAGTTTTCTAATAGGTGTAAAAAGTTTTCATTTTGGATTTCGCCGTATCCAGCATAATTTTTACCTATAAAACGTAGATTAGTTGTGTTGTCAATAGTACCGTCTTCTACAGTTGCTATCAGTGTTCCATCAAATTTGTTAACAATATATGCCATAATACCCTTTGTTTCTTATATTTATCGTTCCTACGAAGTTAATGTTAGTGTTATTTCTCTATCAAATTGCCAAGCACCGCCATTAACACCAAATTGTAATAATTTTCTTGTAGGAGCAAAAGTGATCGATCCTGTTACGTTTGATGCATTAGATAGCTCTTCTAACACCTGTTTGTTTGCGGCACCCACAACTGGAGTTCTTTCTACTGTACCAACTGTACAAGTAGCACTGCCCCACCCTGCCGCTGAAGTATCCAGATTGATTGTGAAACTCACAAAGTTTGGAGATTCTGCTGGAAATTCTGCCGCCTGTATTGTGTAATTGCCGTCAATATTTGCTGACACACCGTTCACCACAGTTGTGCCTGTGATTACAACTGT